TCTTCGCCTCTACTCATGTATATAGACATTAGGTTTGTATCAGAAACTATATCACCTAATACCTTACGTGCATTTACTCCCTCTCTGGTAGCAAAACTAGCAATACCATTAACAAAAGTATCAATGTCATCAGCGCTTTTACCAAAACCTTTTGACAGTGTTCCTACAAACTTACCAGCCTCTTCTGCAGAAGCGCCGGTGAACTTAGCCAGCATTGATGTTTGTTGAATTAGTTCTGGAGTTATTTTTCTAAAGTTACCTAAAGTAGTCACTAAAGCAGCAGATGCATTAGCAGTTTCATCCATTGAAATACCCATAGCGTAAGATGCATTTTGTGCAGCGACCATTGATGTAGTAACTGCTTTTAGATTAGCGCCTGATAGTCCAGTTGCCTTAGCAACAGCAATACTACTTTTTTCTATTTGATTGAATTGTCTTCCAAGAAGTGCTACAGCAGCCACTCCGGCAGCACCTAATAATCCACCTACTGCACCAACGCCTGCTCCCATTCTGCCCGAAAAAAGAAGAACTTTATCTATTCTACCTTTCATACGATTCAATACGTCAGCAAAACCTCTTTCAAGAGTCTTGCCTATTACTGGTATTCTTTTTGCAAAATTACCAAAAGAATCGTTTATTTTAGAGATAACACTATCGGTGTTTTTGTAAATTAAAGTAAGTTGTTTTGAGTAGTCTTTCCCAGCTTTTCCCATAGCTTTTTGAAGCGCGTCAAAACCATCCTTATTTAAACGACCGCTCTTGTCACTAATATTACTTAATTGTTCGCCCGTTTCTCTTGCACGCGCCTCTAAATTAGATAGAGTATTAGCAGCTGCCTCATTACTACCCGTAAGGTCTTTTACTGATTGGCCTAGTTCGCCAATAGCGCGCATTGTTTCTTGGGTTATATCCATTACAATTCTTTATTATTTTACGTTATATTTTTTTAATAAATCTTTTGCATGTTGTTTGGGATCTACACCTTTTTTCTTTGCATCTTGACGAAATTCTTTTTCCATAGCGATGGTAGCTTTCTTCAAATCTCTACCTTGCTTGGATAATTCTTTATCGGGAATTTTTGTTATATCTGAACTTTTTCCAGTGATGATTGCTTTTAATATGTCGAAAATGCCCTCATCTATTTGATATACATTATTTACTTTTTTAATTAGGCTTGGTTTTATCACGATCTATCTCCATATTATTTTACATAAATAAATATCCTTCCACCGACAAATATGATGAAAGGATATTGTATTTGTTAAATAACATCACTGTTTATTTTTGCTGTCTTGCCTTACTATACTGAGCTTTTTGATTGTTTTCTTCTTCTAAAGTTTTTATCAATTTACTTATCCACCACTTTCTGATAGAAGTCGGCATACTATAAGCATCAGAAAAACTTAGCTTACCGTAGTAGACACAATCAAAAACCTCACTAAATATTATGTCCTTATCATTCGGTGTCAGGCCAAAAAAATGATACCGTAATCGGTATATCCACCTCCTCCTTATGGCCGCAATGAACACAATTAAATTCGCCTTTCATCTCAAGGTCTGGTGTATTCTTTTCAATAAAACTTCTAAAGGAACGAGAATCCATAACATTCATGTTATCAACATATTGATTAATAAAGTTACGATCATCATTACCATCAACTGAGATAATAAGATTTTTTAGTCTTGTGGTAACATTTCTATCAATCGGTGAATTAGTTCTCTTCTTTATTTTATCTTGCATATCAGCAATAGACTTTTCTTCTGCTGAATTTAAAAATTTGAACAGAACTTCAGAACCAGATGGTAGTTGATAACTAAAAGCATTTTCTCCAATTGATACTGGCTCTAAGGCTAACTCTTTCATTTGTATATTACTCAAGTCAAACTCATAGTCACTATCCTCACCACAAGCAGGGCAAGTCATGTTTACTTTATATTTTGGGCCGTAACCATTAACCCTTAAAAAAGTAATTAGAGAGTTCTTATCACCAGAGATGAGTTCTTCTGCTTTTATATTTTTATCTATTAGACAATTTTCTAAGACTCTATCTAATGCAGTACCGTTTCTCAACAAAGACCTTGAAGTCAAGATGTCTTCATCAGCAGCGGTTAAGTATCTCACTTCAAGTTCTCTTACGTTGTGTAAGGGTGAACCTACAGGATATACTTTACCGCCTGATGGTAGTTTTACGAAATCTGTTGGAATGCTAAAGCCAGCATTTTTTGAAGGATCATTAGATGGCCTTGTGGTTCTTGATGCTTCAATAAATGCTGCCTTTTCTTCTTCACTCAAAGATGGCTTATCATCTTTAAGATCAACATTAACTTCACTCATAAATGTTCCTATAACCTTTCGATTTTATTTAGCAAATCTTAAAACAATTTTAGTATCTAAGTATACATTCATCCATACGAATTGTGATGTCAATATTCATAACTTCACTTGAAGCCATGTCATAATCACCGAATGTAGCCTCTTGGCAAAACGCTCCTCTAATTTCCCATTTTTCAACTGCTGCACCAACGGGATCAAGTGATATAAGATTAAAGTTCTTCTTATAAAAGGCTGCGTAACCATCTCTACCAGAAATTGTTTCGTGAGCCAATCTCGCCCATTCCATTACTTTCTGAGCAGCGGAAGGTGCGATTGGATCATGTAGACCTATTGTCATTGTATTCCATTCAAATTTACCTGCAAGGTATCTCTTTGAGTTCAAATAATCAATAGTAACAGTTTCCTGTGTAAAAGAAGGTCTTGAAGCCGTTCTTGCAATGTATGCTGGTAGTGTGTCATCAGTAAATTGAAACAAAAATCTATTTTGTCTCTTTGGTTCAAACGTATCAGCCAACATTGCGTTTACTTCAAATGGCTGTGGCATTCTAGTTCTCCATCTTCATTTAATTTTAATAAACTTCCTACAATAAATACACTAAAAGTAAAAAATATAACAAGGTGAGGCGTAAACCTCACCCTATTATAATAATATTTTTACTCACTAAAAGCAGCACCGTTAGGTGTGACAGTAAAGTCAAAGATAACAATTTCTGCAGCTGTAGTGGGCTTCAAGAAAATCTTACCCTTGATAATGTTTCTATCAATCAAGTCTGGTGTAGTAGTGGTTTCATCCAATACTGCTCTAAACTCGTTAATACCGTTTGCTGCCTGCACACTGGACAGATAGTCATTGACCTGTGTTAGCAGACGTTCTCTTGTAGCAACTGTGTTAGGCTCAAAGATAAAGAGTCTTGAGAAGCTAGCAATAGTCTTACGACATTCAATCATCATACGGCGAACATTAACTCTATCAAGAACTGACTGCTTTCTCTGTAGTGTCTTCTGACCGAAGATAACTATGCCTTGGCCAGGAAATGTAGCAATTGGGTTGACATTATTAGTATAAAGAGTGTCACGTTGTGTCTGTGTCAATCTTCTTCTAACTTCTAATACTTCATCCAAACCACCACGGTTAAAACCAGCGGGAGCAAACCACGGTTGTGCAACTCTATCGTTGAATGCATAAGCACCCATAACTGCTACACTTGGTGGAACGAATACTAGTTTGTTGTTATCAACATCGTTGATACGAACCCACGGATAGTAAGCAGCACCGTAGTTAGAATCAAACTTCAATGCTTCTGTTTCAGCATTAGCTACTGACAAGTTCAAACCAGCACCAGTTGCAGTTGTGTTTGCAATATCAATAAGTGCAAAAGCATCGGCACGATTACCACACATATCAACCAAACGATCTGTAAGAGCGCCACCAGCAGAAGAGTGGATGCCTGGCATAGCGACAAGGTTGAAATCAACTTCATCGGGGTTAGAAAGAATCTTGATAGCAGTATTAAAGTCACCAGACAATGTATCTGTGCCTGTTGAAACTTCTGTTTCCAACTGATTCTTTCTTGGATCAAATCCATCCCAACCACCAAACATAGGAACACTAAATCTGACTTTGTTTACTGTTGAGAAGTTACCAGAACTACTACCCAACATATCGACAGCTGTATAGTTAGTAACACCAGCACTGCCAGGGTAGTCAGCAGCAGCGGAGTATAACAATACACCGTTGTCACTTGCTGAGTCACCAGAAGCAGAAGTAACGGTCTTCTTAAGACGATCATTGAAACCAGTTGCATCAAAGTTGGGACCGATAAAGATACGACCATCAACAGCAGCAATTGAGTTCAGTTGATTTAGTTTAAGTGGTAGAGCGGCAGCTGAAACACTACCTTCGCCTTCGGTTGTAGCAGCGAAACTTGATACACCTTGAAAGCCAGCTGGCCTTGCGGCGGCTGGAGCACTTGGGTGCATGAACACTCTAATATATTGTGACTTATTGGGGAAATCACCGTTGAACAATACTTCGGGTGGATCTTGTGATAGGTCAAACTGAGTTCTTCTATCACCAATCACACGAGCGATATACTGTCTACTATCGGGATCAAGGTTTACATCAGTGAAGTTTTCTAATACAATTGGATTTTCATCAGTGTCATTACCCTCTCTAACTGAAACAGTAAACTTGGGAAATGCTGTTGATGATGTAGCAATGTCAACATTACTAATAGAAATCTTATACTTATTATTTGTATCACTACCATCTGCAAGTGTATGAATCTTGAACAGAGGGTGAACTGTACCGTTGAAGTTCTGAGAAACGATTGAAGGTGTAGATGCTTCACCGAAACCACCAACAACTTCTTGGAACATATCACCATCAGCAGTAATTGTGGCGAATGTAAAGTTGCCAGGCGTTACGTTAGAAGCACTAACTGTTCCTTGAGCAGTTCCATAATTGAATACAGAATCAACGTAAAAAGCTTGTAGCTTATCACCAGAATTGGCTGCCAAAGGATTTGTTCCCAAAACCTTCTTGATATAACTACCATCAGATTCAACTAGTGATAGACCAGCAATGACTTCGGTACCAGCGGAAAGAGCAAAGTTACTTACTGTTCCACTCATTGCAATGTCGCCCTGTGGTCCACTAGGAATTGTTGATGAACGTCTTTTTATAACAGCCATAGCAATGTTAGAAGCACTAATAGCTGAAATTGAGGTTTGATTTGCTTGGGGGAAGGAAATAATACCAAGCTGACCAGTACTCTGTGTGTTCTTACCAAGAACACGAAGAACTGTAAGGGGTGAGCCGTTTCTTAGATAAGAACGAGCAGCATAGGGCATATATTTGGTGTCATCTAAACCACCGAATACAGTGCGAAATTCATTAAAGTTATTTACCCTTGTAGGTCTAAACGCAGGTCCAGATGCTGTGCGCCCAATAAGAGCAGCACCGATTGTACCAGCCCCAGCAGGTACAAATGTGTCATCAATTTCCTGTGTATAGACGCCGGGTGAGACAAACACTTCGGCCATCTATTTTCTCCATCTATGATGTTTTGTAAAAAATCATATACTTCTATAAGAAGGTATACATAGTTTTTTGTTCTAATGAGAGTTAAACTTTTAACAATTACAAAATAACCTATAAAACTCCTAAAGTAAATATCAAACAAAAAAATGACAAAACATCATAGATAGATCATAATATACTACAATGTAACCTCATCAGCCGTCTGTAACGTGTTCGATTCTTCAATCTCCAATGTTTCTGTTTCAGTTGTTCCAGCAGATACGTCTGTTGGATCTGTTTCATCACCACCTACACTCTGAATCAATGTATTGGCATACTGTAATGCACCTATGTTAGTTGCCAACTGATTTCTTACAGCGGTGAGTTGCTCTTCCAACTGATTTCGTTGAGTTGTTAGCTGAGTTACTGCCTCAGATAATTGTGTCTGCTGTTCTTGAATGGTTTCAAGACTAATTGACTTTTCTTCTGCCATCTAATAATCTCCTTTTTCTTTCCACAAAATCAAGTGGAATCTTGTAATAAGATGTTTTATATTTTTCGTAACCTTTTTTAAATGCTTCATAGGCCACATCTATTTTGCCTATAAATTCTGCTGATACACCTACATAATAATAAGATTGATAGTCATCTGGAAATCTTTTCAATCTTTCCAAAGCAATCTTATAATAGTATGGGGCTTTTTCACTCATTGTTAGTTTACCCCAATGATGTATTACTATATTAGTTTTTTTATAAACTAACTTACTTCTTTCCAAAGAGTTGTAAAGTGTTTCATGTGTGTTGAACTCAAAAAATATTCTTGGATCATTCTTGAACAAT